CGTTGTCGGCAAGGCGGACATTACCCGTCAGTTTGCCGTTCAGAATATAGTCGTAGATATCAACAACCGTTACCAGTTTGTTGTGTCTGTATACCTTGATGTTTCGCAATGTACCCAGATCGTTGGTTCCGCCAGCCATGTAGAGTGCATGGAATACGGTAGCGAAGGCTGAGAGGGTATAGGTGCCCGGAATCTTAACCTCGCCCATTACGTTTACCATGATGGTCTTGGTCTGTCCTACAGTGAGTTTGATGCGGCTTGAACGGTATCTGCTGCCCACGGTATTGCGCAGGCGGGCATTAGCTTGAGCTACGGTTAAGCCTGAAACGCTGACCGGTCCATAACCCTCGATGGTTACTTCACCATCTGGCGAAACGGTGCTCTCGATGGTTTTCTGAGAGGCGCCATAGATATCTATGATGACGGCATCGCCAGGCCCCAGACGATAGTTCTGTGGGGTAGCGATGTTCATATTTGGCTCGAAACTGAGGTCTTTGTTATTGAAGATGTCACGGCCGAAAACCTTACTGCGCTTCTGGTTGAGCTCAGCCTGCAGCTGTTTTACCATGGTAGCTGTATCGGGTACCAGGGCGTTCATTTCCTTGCTGAAATCATCATAATCTGGGTTGGTTTCATCATAAGATGAGTTGTAGCTGTCGTTCTGCTTGCTCTGGATGCGATAATTGCTATAGGTTGAAGCCTGCTTCTCTTTGTCCTTGTCCTGGTAATCTTCTCTTTGCTTACCATTGTTGGTCCGCATTCTCTTGTTGCCTGCATTTCCTGCAGCGGTTGTGCTGTAGAGCTCGTTCTGCTGCGACATCTTCTGATACTTATTGCGTACACGTCGAATCTGGGAGATGTCTACGCCCTGCTGCATCAGTTTGGTAACAATCTGCGAATTGGCTGTGCCACGCTCATGTTCTTTCACCACAAAGCTCATGACCTGATCATCGGTCATGTGTGAACTCTGTGCGAAAAGAGGCCCTGAAGACAGGACGAGCGCCAGTACAAGTATGATATGTTTCTTCATTATTATTCTTTTATCTTAGTTTAATTTATATAATAACTCGAAATGAGTTATTTTGTTGTAGTAGAAGATTGAAAAGATGTTAATAGAAACAAGAAACCCAGGGTTCAACCCTGGGTTACTGATGTTCTGAGCGAGATACGGGAGTCGAACCCGCCTCACAGGCTTGGGAAGACTATTGTATGTTTTGGTAAAACGCTAACGCTCTGACACTTAGGGCTATCGAATAATGCTGCACTTACATATTACTCACAAAAATCGTATTTTTACTGCACTTTTGTGAGTACGTACACCATGCCTAATTTTTCTGTTGCAAACTTTACTAGGTCAATTTCCGTTGCTGAAACAAAGTAGGCTACGTACATTTCGCTTCCATCGAAGTACACCGCAGTAGTACCAGTGTCAACGGTTCCGTCCTGCTTGTAAGCGGTATCAGCCTTCCAGGTCTTGTAGCTACCGAACGGAATCGTCATTGGTCTGGCTGCGTCTCCGTTGATTACTACAGAGAAATCTCCTTCTGTGCGAAGGATGCCGCCATCCAAGAATGAGATTGTATTTCCCTTCTGAATGGAGTAGTGGTTTATCGGAATGGGGAAATCCTGAATCTTGCTCAGTTTCCACTTGCCGCTCATAACCTTGCTGGCATCAAACTTCTGTTCCTGTTTCTCATTGTCGTCATCATCGCTACTGCTGCATGATGTGAATGATGCTCCTGCAAGAAGTATCATTGCTGCTAATAATACCTTCTTCATAATCCTTATATATAATAATGTTATACTTCGATTCCGTTATCTGCAAGAATCTTCCTGAGAAGACGAATCTCGCTATCCTTAGACTTGATAGTCTCGTTCTGTGCGTTGATGATCTGAATGAGCTGAGCATTCTTGTCTATTAAAGACTGCTCTTCTCGCTCTTTTGCCCGTTCTGTTCCGGTTGTTATATTCTGACTATTATCGCCTACATTGCCTGTATTTATAAGTTGAGGCATTGGCACGCCGTGTGTGAGTGCATCTTTGATGGATTCCTCCATTTTTCGGTGCGCTTCGTCACTTAGATGAATTACCATACTTCCATCCATACTTCCACTTCCATACTTCAGCCAGCTATAGCTGACTCCAAGGGAATTGCATATTTTACTAATCGTTCCCTCGGATATTGAAAGCTTTCCGCTTCTCATCTTGCCGATGTTGTTGGTTCCTGTAGCCTTCATAAAGGCATTCTCACTCATCTTCTTAATCTTGATGAGGTAATCTAACCTTTCTTGTACCGAATTTAATGTTCCCATAATGCTTCTTAGTTTTATATTTGCAACTAAATCGACTCGAAACGTTAAAATTCAGTAATATACCGAAGTATTTTACCGAAACATTAGGTAGTTTACCGAAGTTTTCGTACCTTTGCACTCGTTAACGGTCGAGTAACCAACAAAGCCGTTACAAACGGAGGCTTGTGCGACCGAAAGTACGTACTTTACATTGACACTGCAAATATACGACTTTTTTCGCATACCTCCAAATTTTTAATGAATTATTTAAGTAACCAAGATGAAAAAGGTCGCAAGAATAACAAAACAGGACATATTGGGCATCAAACCAGGGAAATTTGAAGTCTTCCTGCTTGAGTCCGCAAGAGCAGTTCGGTCGGCAGTAACTTATGCTTATCAGCTTGCTCAGTACGAAGATTTGCCGAAGGGTGTGCTTAAATACTCAACCTCGGCAGATTACAAGAACCATACGGCGATTATTACAGCTGTTCCGGTTGAGTAACAAACTTTAAAAGATTAAAGTATGGAAGAAATTATTAAACTCGGAAGAACCGATACAATGACATCTCTCGAAATTGCAGAGATTACAGGGAAGCAGCATAAAGATGTTATGCGCTCTATACGAAACATGGAAGCTGCTTGGGAAAAAGTGCAAGGGCGCAAGTTTGCGCTGATGCAAAAAGAGGTTGAAACTAATAATGGAGGCTATAAGATGACTCCTTATTACCAACTATCAAAAACAGAATGTCTCTACATTGCAACAAAGTTTAATGACGAGGCGAGAGCAAAGCTTGTCCTTCGTTGGGAAGAGCTGGAAAAGAAGGAGCAATATCAAGTTCCTCAGTCTTTCGCAGAAGCTCTCATGCTTGCAGCAAAGCAGCAGGAGAAGATAGAACAGCAGCAGTTTGCTCTCGAATCAAAGAATGAAGAGATTGTTCAACTCTCGGCTACAATTACCGAGATGCAGCCAAAGGTTAGCTATGTTGATACAATCCTTTCGAGTAAGGAGACCGTTACGACGACACAGATTGCCCAAGACTACGGTCAGTCAGCAAAGGCGTTCAATATCTTGCTAAGAAACTTCGGTGTTCAACGTAAAGTTGGCGGTCAGTGGATTCTTTACGCAAAGTATCTCCCTTGTGGCTATGTTCAGTCAGAAACAGTTCCTATCACTCATCGTGACGGCAGTGCGGGTTCTGTAATGCACACAAAGTGGACTCAGAAAGGAAGACTATTCTTGTATGATGAGTTGAAGAAACATGATATTCTTCCATTAATCGAGAAATAGCCTATGCCTCGCAAGAAAGTATCAGTAGAGCCTGTTGAAAAGATATGGCTCTCAACAAAAGAGTTCGCCAAGTATATTGGAATGAGCACAGGATATATACACGACTTGAGAAAGAGCGGTCAGATTCATCATTATATGATAGGTAACACCGCATTCTTTAAAAAGTCTGATATAGATGAGCTCATTGAAGAGCATAAAGTGTGTTGAAATATTGGTATGGTTAAAGTTATAGATTTGTTTCATTTGCTCGTGAGAGCATGTTGTTAGTTATTTTGTTTACGTCTACAGCGGTAGACACTTTGGGGCGATGTCTGTTCGTTTAGCTTCTTTCGCCCCAAATCAGACTGAGTAGCTCAGTTGGATAGAGCATCGGTTTCCTAAACCGAGGGTCGAAGGGTCCGAGTCCCTCCTCAGTCACACTCTTTTTTTTAGTTCCGTTTAGTAGTTGAATTCCTCTCTGACGGCGCAAAGGTAAGTCCTTATACCTTATAAAGTAGGTCGTTCGGGCAGCGACAATCTTGCGTCAGATGAGAGTTTCATTGAGCGGACATGGAAGATAGTTCTTTGACATGTTGATGCACAGAAATAGTATGCGTGTAAAAGAAGTAACTGGAGAGCATCAATGGATGCCGGGACCTGGCGAAAGGACGCACGACATACGAAAATCCAGCTAATCTGCATCAAGTAAGCAGACGGACTACACCGGAACGAAGAATTGTCGGTGCAAGCACTGCCCAAAACGTTGCAGTCTGGTGAGCAGGAAAAGCTCTGAAAATCCCAAAAGATGATTTATCTTCATCATTCATATAACAAATCAGAGGAGACTGGTGTAACCGGAAGCACGGCGACAACTAGATGATACCGTTCTTATCGTCGCAAATGGGGGTCCGAATCCTCCTTCTCCTCCAAAAGTGTAATTCATTGTATTATTTTATATTCAATTAAAAATGCAGCTCGTCTGTGAAGATAGGCTGTATACATCGCAGGTTGGAGCAGTTGGTAGCTCGCTAGGCTCATGACCTAGAGGTCACAGATTCGAGTTCTGTACCTGCCACAAATGTTTATTTTTAAAGCTCTAAATTGTTTATATGTGAAAAGATTGTTTCTTGCGTATCTGGTCTGGGAAGATAGGGTACGTCTATCTCTTTTAGAAGGAATTATTTTTTATTTCTAGGGGGAGTAGCTCAGTAGTAGAGCGCCAGGGGAAAGGTCCTTGGAGGTCGATGGTGCGAATCCATCCTCTCTTCCCAATTTTCTTTCGTATTTCAAGATTTTTGATTGGTTAACTTATGTGTCGCCCAGTAGCTCAACTGCATAGAGCCGTGGTACTTTCCGCGAGGTTGGGAGTTGGAGTCTCCCCTGGGCTTCCCAAGTAGGTATTTCTATATGTTTTTGCTTTAGCTGACAGAGGTCGGCGCTTTATATAAGTCATTTAATGTAATTTGAGTTGAGTATTAATCCTCTTGCTTGTGAAAGTAGGAGGTACAAGTCACATTAGCTCAGTTGGTCAGAGCAGCCTAACATGGTGGTTGGTCGTAGGTTCGAGTCCTGCATGTGGCTCACTTTATTGTGAGTGCCATAAGTTTACAGTTTTTGATTATCTTGGGGAGTGAGGGAGTCAATTCTCCCTCCTCCCTTTAACATTGATTTCTACTCCATCTCACAAATAACCACGTGCAATCACCTCTCCTGCCTTGCGTGGTTGGCTAAACGGAGAGGTTTTATATAGATGAAAGTTAAAAATACAATAAGAATCAGTAAGGAAAACATTAATGCTCTTCGGAATCTGGAATGCGTTGAAAGCATAGAACAGAACGGAAGGGATATTACTGTTCGCCTTAAACCGGAACGTACGGACGGTAAGCTCGAAGCCCGAAAGGGTGAATATCTTATCCAGTGGGGTAACAAAATGTGGCAGAGATATGGCTCTGAGGCTATCAATCTGCTTTTTAAAAATCCCGGAGCGGAGGCCGGCAAGACATGGGACGCGTAGGTTCAAAGAAGTATTACGCTCCTGACGGGAACGAATACGATTCAAGAGAGGAGTATCTGTACTTGCAGACCATCCTCGATGATCCTGGCATAAGCTGCATTCACAGACAGGTGACCATCACGGCAATCAATCCGGTATGGATGATGAAACCAAAGCAGCTTAAGACTAAGGTTAAGTACGAGAGAAGGTCATTGCTTTACGGCCATAACTATACTGCCGACTTCGTTTACCGGGAAGGCGATAAGATTGTGATATGCGATGTCAAGAGCCTCTATACCTCAAAGCTCAGAGAGTTCTCGATTACAACAAAGGCTGTGGTGGCAAGACTTATCGCTCACAATAGGAAACGTCATAACGGCGAGTCTGTCGTGATATTCCGTAAGGCTATCAAGATAAAGAAGGATGAGTGGAAAATCGTTGATTATCCACCGTCCGATTGTGCTATTATATAATAAGGTGTAAAATCTAAAAGATATGTGTATAATTTTCATTAGTTTACTAACCACAGTAGTTATGTTTGCTGCTGTATCATTCGTAGCACATCTTTTTGGTTGGGACCAGGAAGACTAGTAGTTTAATTCTAAATATTTTAAATTATGGACAAAGACAAAATTATCGTCAGTGTAGTAATTGACAAGCAGGCTCTTGTTGACAGAGCATTCGACATCTCGAAGAATCATTCTGAGTTCAATGAAATCAAGAAGGTTATCGACGGCAAAAACCAGTTTACTCGTGATATCGGCGAGATTGATGATGAAGGCAAGAAGGAGAATAATACGAACCTTTTCGCCGGCATCGCATTGGACGTTATCCTCTGTGACAACCAGGAACTGGGAATCACCAAGCGCCTCAATTCGCTTGAGGACGAGAAAAACTCTTTCCTCGCTAAGATGAAGAAGCTCGATGAACTAAAGGAGAAAGTGAAAAACGGAGAGATGCCTGGCGTTGAAGGTCTCCGTGAGTTGTTGAAAGTAATGGAGGAGGGCGAGTAAAATTGGCGTAGTATCTAAGTACGGCAACCTGTATGATGTCAAGAAGAACATCATCTGCCACGCTCCTGTCACTTCTTCACATTTCGAACGTATTTTGAAGAAGGGCAATTCGCTTCCTATGATGAATGGCGTAACAACTCCTAATTTGTTCGGTATCCACGCATCAAAGAAGTTCAAGCATGGACGCTGGCGTCGAGTATTAACACATTAATTCGTATAACAATGAGAACAAGAACAGCATCTTGGTTTGAAACCAAGATTAAGTATCAGAAATGTATGGAGGATGGCTCGGAGAAAGTAGTCAATGAACTTTATGTTGTTGATGCATTTTCTTGCACCGAGGCAGAAACATCTGTCATTGATGAAATGAGTTGCTATATTAGTGGCGATTCTGCCGTTACAAGCGCAAAGAAAACCAACTATGGTGAGATTTTCTTCTCTGACTTGGATGATGATGATAAGTGGTACAAGGCAAAACTTCAGTTTATCACCATCGATGAGAAGAGTGAGAAGGAGAGGCGTAGCAACGTCATCTACCTCGTTCAGGCAAAGTCGCTTGCCCGTGCTCTTCGATATGTTGATGAGGTGATGAGCAAAACAATGATTGACTACGACATCGTTGGTCTTAACGAAACTAAGGTCTTCGATGTATTCGAACATCATGCTCCAGATTCTTCTGAGTCTAAAGAAAATGAAGAATGACAGAAATAGATAACAGAATAGCAAAAATGCCCGCCAAGGTGGCCTTTGCTGTACTTAACTTGCGTAAGGTACATGCGTGTCTCATGGAACTTCCACGGATCAAGTCGGTACAGCTGGCCAAAAAGGCGGCATACCTCAACTATATTGAAGGTGAGGGTAGAAAACTAGGTAAGGTTCCACTTCATTATGAACGCCTTAATGAAAAGGGCGAAAGTGTGACGGTGGAAACTTACTTCAGATATTTAGATAGAGTTCATTAATTTTAAAATCTATATACAAATGGATATAGAGCAGTTAAACAAAACGCCCCATAATCAAATTTGCGATTTGGCAAGAGACAGATTCATCGAGGTGTACAATCAGAAGTTCGGAGAGGGCGGAGAAGTATTCTTCGAAGAGCAGAAAGCATTCTTCAACGAAGAACTTCTCAACGGCTCATTCAAGGGCTATCTTGAAAAAGCTCCGTCATTGAATATTCACGATGCCTTCATGAACCTGGCAATTAACGGCTTGTCTCTCGAAAAGGGAACTACGACACTCTGTTACCTCATGGGTTACAGTAACTACGACAAGAATACCAGGCAAACGAATTATACGGCCAAGATCACCTATACTGGATATGGCGAGATTCTTCTTCGCCAGCGAGCCGGTCAGATTGTTCGTTGTGACAATCCTGTCGTAGTTTACAATTGTGACGATTTTCGTTTCGGTGAACGAGACGGTCATAAGTACGTTGATTACGCAAAGACTTATCCTCGACCTGAAAATTCATACATCGTTGCTTGTTACGTGAAGATTATTCTTCCGAACAATGCCTACGATTACTTCGTTCTTGACCGCGAAGGTATCGACCGTCTCCGTATGTATTCGGAGAAGTTCGGAGGTAAAGACCACAAAGCCAACGCTCTTTACGGCGGAAACTATGTCGGGAACGATGGTAGAACGTATTTCAGAGATATCGACACAGGCTTCCTTATCTCGAAGACATGCAAGCATGCGTTCAAGGGCTATCCTAAACTGAAGGTTGGTCTGGGCGCTCTTTTGCAGGCCGATATCGACATGCAGACTCAGCAGAAACCGACTCAGGAAGCCTTTGGTACTGGTGATGCCGCACCGGAAGATAAAGGTGTAAAGGTAAAGGTTGATAGTGATTCACCATTTTAAAATTGTTATATATGGCAGAAAATACAGAATTGCAGTTGGTACAACAACAAGCCAACAATATTACAAGACAGATTGCAACGCTAAAATCTGATACGGAAAATGCGGTGCAAGCCAACAGGAAATCTTATGAGGCATGCGTGAATGCAGGTGAGTCTCTGTTGTTTGATATTGGCGTTTCCGGAATGAACGATGCTCTTGACGAGAGAGCCGCTGAGTTTATCAAGAAAGCTAAACTGACAGAGAAAGCAATGACGGAGAAACGTAAGGGTGTTACCCAAGTGTTCGATATTGTCCGTAAGGGTTTTACTATGATGGAGAACCTTATCTCTATCAAGAACACCGATTCTGTTGTCTATAAGATTCAGGAGAAACGCAACGAGTATGCGGCATACAAGCTTGAACAGCAGCGTAAGGCTGAGCAGGAACGCCTGCGCCAGGAGCGCATCAAGGAGGCCAAGATTAAGTTGAAGACTGATACGATTGATATCTTGAACAATCTCCTTACAGAGCATTCTTCTGCTGCTATCAATTCACTTAATAATACGTTCTCTCTTCTCACTCTTGATAACAAGGATGAAGTTAAGAAACGTATTACAGAGTGTTCTGATGTTCTTGACCTCGGACATCTGTTCGTTAATAAAAAGCCTTCATACTCTTCCGAAATTGATGAGAATGATGCCAAGGAGATTATGAATGGAGCCTACAAGGAGGTTTCCGCTTCTCTTCTTGCATCTTATAAGCAGACCGTCAATGCTACACGTGATGAGCTTCTTATGAAGTTTGATTCTAAGATTGCTGAACTTCTTGAAATCAAGAAGGCAGAAGAGGAGCGCAAGCGTAAGGAAGAGGAAGCTCGCAAGGCTGAAGAGGAGCGTAAGCGCAAAGAGGAGGAAGCACGTAAGGCTGCTGAGGAAGAGCGCAAGAAGCAGGAGGAAATTCAGCGTATCAAGGACGAGGAGGAGCGCAAGCGCAAGGAGGCAGAGCGGAAAGTTGCCGAGGCTGAACGCAAGGCAAAGGAAGCCGAGCTGAAGGCTGCTGAGGAAGAGTGCAAACGTAAGGAAGCAGAAGCTGCCGCTGCTGAGGCTGAACGCAAGGCTAAGGAAGAGGCTATCCGTAAGGCTGACGAAGCTGCTAAGGAAGAGCAGCAGAGAAAGCTTGCGGCTGAGCAAGAGAAGCGTGATGCAGAAAATGCAGCCCAGCACGCTACCGCACAGGCTCAGTCACTCTTCGCTCAGACTTCCGTTGGAGAAACTGACAAGCAGAAGATCAAGGTAACGAAACGTCTTGTTGTGGCCGACAAGAATGCTTGGCTCGACATCATTCAGCAGTGGTGGACGATCGAAGGCTCAAAGATGGCTCCTGATAAGCTTGCTTCTAAGTTGGAATTCATGCGCAAGGCTTGCGAGAAACACGCAAACAGCGAAGAAGAGTATATCGTTTCTCCTTATATTAAATATGAGGATGAGGTAACGGCTAAGTAATATGGCAGAACAACCGTTTGACCCTTATTATTCTCGTGGTGAGGTCTCCAATTCGGACCTCACTGCATTGAAGTTTGCCCTGAACCCGCAGCTCAATTTCGTAAAGGAAGAGGACAAGAGGAAGGCTTTCCATCTCGGAACTCTCGTTGACGCTCTTGTTACCGAACCGGAAAAGTGCAATCATTACGCCATGACGGTCGATGACGAGAAATATACGGAGAAGGATTGGAAATGGGGTCTAGACCGGCTTGCTGTTCTGAAGAAACAGGCAACGAAGGATAGGTTCCTTGATTTCGTCCTGAAGAATGCGGTCGGTCAGAAGACATTCATCAATCCGCATATGAAGATGGAATACCAGGGCTTCGAGTTCGAGCTTCCGGTACGCTGCAAGTTTGACTGGTGGCTCGGGGAGTTCGGCGGTGATTTGAAGACCACCGCAGCTACGTCACAGGAGCAATTTGAGGCTCAGATCGATTTCGTCGATTGGGATAGAAGCCGTGCATGGTATATGGACCTTACGCACAGTATAGACCCAAGATACGGAAACCAGGACTTTATCTTTGCGGTCTCCAAGACCAAGAAGAAAGTATTCTACAAGAAGATTGAACGTGGTGACGAGTTGTATTTGCGTGGTAGGGAGAAGGCTCTTGAATGGGCTTTCCGCATGTGGTGCTTATTATAATTTATTATTATGTCAGATAAACCGAAATTATACGATTATCAAGAAGAAGGTGTGCGTATGGAGCTTGCCATGAAGCGCTGTATCAATGGCGATGACATGGGAACCGGTAAGACGGTTCAGTCTATCGTCGCCATTGAACGTGCAAAGGCAACTCCTTGCCTTGTTGTTTGCCCTGCTGCACTTAAGGTTAATTGGGAACGAGAGATAAAGAAGTTTACGAACCTCCGGCCTCTCATTCTTACCGATTCAGTCAATGCGACATATGGATATCATCTTACTAAGATGAACCTGTATGATGTAGTGATATGTAATTACGAGTCGCTCGCAAAATACTTCGTCGTAAGCCTTGGTCCGAAACCGTTACGGCTGAAAAACTTCCTGTTTCGTGATGAACTGAAGATTATCAAGTCTGTGATTATCGACGAGTCTGCAAGAGTCAAGGATCCATCAACAAGGCAGTCTAAAATTATCATGGGACTGTGCCAGGGCAAGGAGTATATCTATGAGCTTACAGGTACGCCCGTTGTCAATCACGCAACAGACCTGGCCTGCCAGCTTGCTATCCTCGGTCGCCTGAACGACGAGTTCGGAGGGTTTGGCGAGTTCTGTAACAGGTACGGTGAGAACGAGAATCTTGAAGAGCTTAACCGGAAGATACACGAAACCTGCTACTTCCGCAGAGAAAAGAAAGATGTTCTTAAGGATTTGCCGGATCTGACCAGAACGACCATCAGTGTCGCCCTCGACCCTGAAACGCAGGAAGAGTACGATACCTGCCAGAAAGACCTGCTCACGTTCCTTCTCGAATACAAGAGCTGCTCCGAGGAAGAGGCTAGGAAAAAGCTTAGAATGAAGGCTCTTGTCAGGTTTATGAACCTTCGCTCGATATCCGGACGAGGAAAAATGAAGGCGACGATAGAGTTTCTTCATGATACCGAAGAGCAGATAATCGTGTTTGCCGAGCATCGTGATGTCGTTAGCGCAATCAAGAAGGAATTCCCGGATGAGGTTTGCACCGTAACCGGTTCCGATAGTCAGCAGCAGAAGCAGTGGGCTATTGATTCTTTTCAGGCTAGGAAAAAGAGAATCATCATCTGTTCCATCAAGGCAGCCGGCGTAGGCCTTACGCTTACGGCTTCTTCCAATGTGGTGTTCGTCGAGCTCCCATGGACGATGGCAGACTTGTCGCAGTGTGAATGCCGTGCCTATCGTAACGGTCAGAAGAATGCGGTTACATCGTGGATTCTCATGGGTGCAAATACCATCGACGGCTATCTTTATAGCTTGATTATGCAGAAAGGCTCAATAGCATCAAAGGTTACGGGCGAACAGGATTCCGCTATCAAGGATGCAGCTTATTTTGACGAGCTGGCCGATTTGGTTTTACAAAATTCTTTAAATAAAAAATAATGGAAATTCAAGGAAAAGTTATTGCCGTTTTGCCTGAAAGAAGCGGCGTTTCTGCAAGAGGTGAGTGGAAGTCTCAGACTTATGTAATAGAAACACAAGAGCAATATCCTAAGAAGATGGCTTTTGATGTTTTTGGAGCGGATAGAATTGCTAGTTTTGGTATTCAGCTCGGTGAGGTTATTAACGTTAGCTTTGATATTGATGCACATGAATATCAGGGCAGATATTTTAATCAGATTCGTGCTTGGAACGTTGCTCATCAAGCGCAGCAAGCTCCTGTACAAGGTGGCCAGTCTAGCGCACAAGCAGCACAACAAGCTATGGCAAGTTCTGCTAATGCTGCTGGCGTGGCAAACCCGACGAATCAGCAAAATCTGTTTCCACCTGAACAACAGTCAGCACAGCAGCAAGCACAGCAACGAGGGAACTCTGATGACCTTCCCTTCTAGTGTAGAATTAATCAAACGAGCATTCAACGCTTATGTGGTTCAACCTGAAAAATGTGTTTGAACTTGAAACGTTTAGAACAAAAGTAGCCGAGTTGGAGAACAAAGGCGCGATGGTAGAGCTGAAAGAGAAACGTGGACGTTCTTTGAATCAGAATGCCTATCTTCATTTGCTCCTATCTGCATTCGGTCTCCAATACGGCTACACTCTAGACGAAGTTAAGACGCATTTCTATAAGCTGGTAGTGAACAAAGATATATTCCTCAGAGAAGGGATTGATAAATTCACAGGAGAATGCTATAAGTATCTCCGTTCTTCTGCTGAACTTACGAAAGACGAAATGAGTAAATCAATTTCTGATTTCAAATCGTGGGCAAAAGAGGAAGCTGGATTTGATTTTCCTAATTCTGATGAATATATCGCACTACTTCATATTCAACATGATATAGAAAGACAACAAAATTACATACAATAGCTTATGATGTTACCAACTAATATACGTCAGAAGTCAGGCGAGCTATTCCCGAATGACTTGGAAAAGCAGAAAATCTTTTGCATGGGTGCAGCGTTCTCGTTAGGAAACAATTTGTCTGATTTCGAGATTGCTACAGAGCAAAAACAAGAAGAATATTATCCTTGCAAAGAAGCTCTTGAAATGTGGCTTGCATACAAGAAAGAAAAACGTCAGACTTACAAACCACGTGGGTTAGAAGCTCTTAAAAAGAAACTTCTACAGTTATCAAGCGGAAATCCCGAATATGCAAAGGTTATCGTTGAGTATTCCATGGGCAACAACTACACAGGGTTGTTTGCTCCTAAAAATAATGGTGTGAATAGTTATGAACAACAGCAACGAACTTTCAACAAAATTAGTTCAATCCTTGCCGACTGAATGCAAGCAAGCGGTGGAAAAATACGGCGGGCAATATGCGCTATTCCTGGACAAATATCCTACTCTGCAAAATCGCACGGATCCAATTACATCTGTATATGATTCTGTAGCTAGAGGCGGTATGTCGTTTGTTAGTATTGATAAGTACTTCAAAGATGGCGCAAGCGAGTTCTGGATTAAGATAATGCTCATCGACTTGTTTATGGTTATTGGAGCTATTGATGTAACTACTCCTTACCAGTTCAAGGCTATGGCACAGCGTATCAGACAAGAATACTATCACCTTACGCCTAGTGAGCTTACTAGATTCTTCTACGAGTTTTCTATGGGCAAGGTTGGCGAAATCTATGTAGGAAAAACATTGAATCCTCAAAAACTTTTTATTGCTCTCGAAAAATACATGAATAAACTCTATGAAAAGAGAGCTGAAGTTTATTCTCAAAAGTTAGCTGAAAAACAAAAGAAAGAAGATGAGGAATCTAGAAGAAAAGCAATATCCTACGAAGAATATTGTCGCTTAAATGGTATTGATATTAAAAAATCACCTCTTGAAAAGCTAAAGAGAAAACTTGAAAAAGAATCAAAACGAGGCAAAAATGGCAGACGTAAGTAAAATGGCAGAGGAGTGGCTCAGTGAGCACCCTGATGCGACAAAGAAAGAAATATGGTTGGCTGGTTATTGGAAATCAACTGATAACTGGTGCAACCGAACCAAGTAAATTTTAGAATTGAAAACGAATTAATATATAGATAAATATGAGTCATTTTTTAACATTGGTAATTGGCGATGAGCCAGAGAAACAACTCGCCAAATATGATGAAAATCTAGAGTTGCCTATGCATTTATACATGACTAAAGAGCAGCTTATTAGTGAGAAACGTAAGGAGATTGAGGAATACAAAAAGAATTACTATGATGTGTTCCTACAAGATAAAGATGCATATCTTGCCAACTGTAGAAAGAAACATGCAGATTATATCGAGAACGAATTTCCAAAGCATCTTAACTGGACGGACGAACAGATGTACGAGGATGCCGTGAAATATTACCGTATGGATATAGATGATGGAAGTGAGAATATTGAGATACATGAGGACGGCAGCGTTTGGCGCACCTATAATAATGATGCTAAATGGGATTGGTATCAGATGGGTGGTAGATATGCTGGAAGACTCAAATTAAAGGATATATCAATGTATGCTCCATTATACTATCCGAAATTTCCAACGTTCTATTCAAGAGAAGACCTTAATTACTTCAAGAAACTAAAGGCAGAAGGTCGTTGCGACCAAGCACGCATTAAAGATATATCCAATGTAGAAGAAATATCAGCATTCGCAGTTGTTAAGGACGGAAAATGGTATGAGCGTGGAAAAATGGGTTGGTTTGCCGTAGTATCAGACGAAAAAGATAAAGATGTGTGGATTGAAGAAGTGAAACAACTTCTTGCATCACTTCCTCCTGACACTCTTCTAACGATGTATGATTGTCACATATAATCATTAACAAAAAAATATTTAAAAATGACGCAGACAGAACGTATTGAGAACGCTACCACCAAACAGGCGGTAGTGTTCATAGTTGTTTATTCTTGGGTTATCCTGAGAAATATAGGAAGAGCAATCAATAAGGCGGTACACAAGCTGCCTTGGTTGTTCATCGTGGTAACGGTAGTAATATCTTTCATCGTTAGCTTCATCTTTATCTCTAAGGCTAGGGCAGAGCGAGATAACTACAATCAAAAACTAGTTCACGCAACACAGCAGCTTGATAGCTATGTGGCTGCATACGGAAACATTAAATCAAAGTAAATATGAAGAAATACAAACATACAATAGTGATGATCCTCCTTATTATCGCAGCAATTATCGCAGGTTACGGATTCATCTGCTTTATGGTTGAACACATTTTCCTTTCGCTTCTGATGCTGTTCTGTATCAGCTGCGCATTGGCAGTAGAGAAGGAGGTGTAGAAATGTCTGCATATAATTTCACACCAAAAGGAGCATTCTTCATCAACTACAAGGAGCCGGACAGGGAAACAGTAGACCATATCACTTCGCTCTATTACCTTATTATCGGTTCTCTCGCTACAATCACACAGACGGCAATCAAAGACTTGCACGACAATCTCAGTGAGAGGAAGGACCTGTTTAAGCATGAGCTTAAGTATCGCATAAAGGAGGCATTCTCACGTTCTGAGACTCTTATCGGTATATTCAAGAAGTATACTACCGAAATTTCGCAGTATGAACTCTGGCTTGATATTACAGACAGCATGGAGGAAGACCTGAAGATTGACATACAGAGACTCTTCTATACGACCGACAACATTCTTCTGAAAAACAACATCAAGGAACACAAGCTTCAGGCGTATGCATGCGTAGCCTACAACCTGTCAATCATGCTGCACGATATGTGTACGAAGTTTGATGACGTTATGAGCGAACGTGGCATCAGTTCCGGCAGTATAAGACCTTGTGGAGAATTCATACAGTCTATGTATGGTATGTATGCCTCGATGAGAGAGGTTGCCAGGATCCTTATACCGGACAAGGATGCTGAATACTTCAAGGAAGGCGGTCAGATTTACAGGGCTTTGCAGGTGGTTGCAATGAAGGTATGCAATCCGGAAAGGATAGACAACGCTGCCGACGAAGGACTGAAGCTTAATGGCGTTGACTATCATGGTGAAGAACACCAGAATAACGCATTCCTACCTTGGAATGGCATCCAGGTTAACTTCCTGTCACGCAACTTTGACAAGATGTCTGATGAAGAACTTGCAAAGGCTCTAGGACGATCTGTTGGTGCAGTAAAGGCAAAAATGAGACAACTTAAACTAAAAAGAACGGAATAGTATGAGTGGAGGCGCATTTGATTATGCTCAGTATAGGATTGCTGACATATACACGGAAATAGAGGATGAAATCTACGGACATTCTCTTGATGATGAATTTGAGGTAAATCGGTATATTGAAGATCATTGGTTAGAGGATTCCGAGAAAGAATACGTTCGTAAGCATCATCATACAATACCTAATCGTAGCGAGTATTCTAAGGAAACCATCAAGGAGTTCAAGAAAGGTATAGCTCTACTAAAGAAAGCCGAAGTTTACGCACAGCGCATTGACTGGTTACTTAGTGGCGATGATGGCGAAGATAGCTTTCATAAGCGTTTGAAACACGACTTGGAAGAATTAAAACGTAAAAAACAATAGCTTATGGAAGAATTACCTATAGGCTCGGAAATCGTATTGAAGGTGGTTGAAGATGAAGGTTGCAATGGATGTTTCTTTAATGAGCTTTCTAGCGAGATTAACGAGAATATTTGCAGGCGCATTAAGTGTTCATCTGACGAGCGAAAAGATAAAAAGGATGTTCAATTCAAAAGAGTGAAATAATATGAAGGAAATCAAAAGTAAGACAGTTCGTGACTATGTTATGTACGATATGGTGTGGAAGGTTGATTTGCCAAGTTTATTGAAAGAAATAGCTGAATGTTCAAAAAGCGTTCCTTATGCTAAGACTTTTAAGATTTTGGCACAGGTACTTAATGTACTCACAGAAAGGGCTATTGAGATTAACGACCCTGCACTAAACATCATTATGCTTCGTCTCGGACTTTACGAAGGAGCACATGACAAGAACGTAGATGAGGTTATATCTCAATTACGCAAGTTGATTACTGATAAACAAAAATAGGAGGGCTATATAAATATAAGTAATATGTTAAAAGCTATGTTAAGTCAGCCAATTGATGAAAAGACAACACATGAAAAATACGTAGCTACAAAAGAAAAAGCTACGACTGCTCTCAAAGATAAAGGCTACGAAGTTATTGATATGCTATACGCAGATGATTGGTGTAGCGAAGAGCAGATACAGAAACGTGGGGTTGTTCAGATTTCTCTTTACTTCCTTGCGAAGTCTTTGGAGAATATGAGCTTGTGCCATGCTGTTTACTTCTGTAAGGGCTGGGAAAAGGCACGTGGTTGCAAGATTGAGCACGATGCCGCAGTAGCTTATGGATTGGAAATAATCTATGAGAAGTAACTAACCACCCTCTCCTGTAAAATGGAGAGGGTAAAAAGAAAAGAATATGGACTTAGTAATTACAATATTAGGTTGGATTGCATTAGGTGTTATATCTGCTTATCTGTTAGCAATAATAGGTAAAATAATCTTTGATGCTGCAACCGCTGATTATAAGTTATACAAGCATGTAAGATTGTGTCGCAAGAGATTGTTAAGAAAGCGATATAAAGATTACGCTTGGCTGTTATTCCAGTTAGAGAAAGATACGGAAGTTTTCAATCTTACTCATAACACAAGAGATTGGACTTTTGAAGATTGGAGAGTATTTTATCTTAAAAAGGTAAAGGAGGATAAGCAATGAATAAAGAAGAAGCAAAACAATATATTGATTTGGCAAAAGTTTGTTGCAATGGTATAAAAGTAAGAACGCAGTCTGCTGAAAGAGGCAAGAATGCCGTGATTAATTATCTTAATGCAGCACTAAAAGAATTGGAGGAAGGAAAATGAGTGTACTAATATCACCAGAGGCTTATAAAAAGATACTCCAAGGAGATTTAAATTGGCTTCTCAAACAACCTGAAAGTCTTGAAAAAGATCATATTGAAGCCATATTAAAAAATCTAATAAAAAGAATTGAAGAAGGAAAGGAATTTTAGTTATGGACAGAAATCAAGCTAAAGAATTTTATCCTATTATGCAAGCTTTTGCAGAAGGAAGAGTGATTGAGTGTAGGACAAAACCGAGTACCGTAAAAGGTACAAGTGTTCCGAATGATTGGACGGAAATGAAAGAGATTGAGTTTTGGAAAAATACAGAGTACCGAATCAAGCCAGAACCAAAGTACCGTCCATTCGAGGATGCAAAAGAGTGCTGGGCAGAAATGCTCAATCACCAGCCTTTTGGGTGGGTAGTTGGTAGAAGGGATGGAGTTATGCATCTTATCCGATGTTTAGAATATGTATCAGTATATACTTCAATACAGTATTCA